CAACAAGCGCTACGGTAGGTCCTGGAAACGCATCAGAGATCGCTACATCAAAGCACACCCTCTTTGTGAAGAGTGCGAAAGAAATGGAAGGATTAAAGCTGCCGAAGAAGTGCACCACATCCTCCCACTTTCCAAAGGCGGTGGCAATGAAACCAGTAACCTGATGGCTCTTTGTAAGTCATGTCACTCTAGGATCACTGCTGAAAGTGGCGACCGGTGGGGGAGGTAAAATCTCTGGAACTAAATATTCTGGACAGCGGGCTGGGGCAACGCGCACAAAAACGCAGATTCAAACGGGGGTATAGCCCCCACTTTGTAAAGGAGGTGTGATCATTGGCAAAAGACGGTACAAACAGAGGTGGCGCTCGTGTTGGTGCAGGGGCAAAAAAGAAACCTCTGGCTGACAAAATAGCCGAAGGAAACCTTGGTGGCAGGAAACTGACTGTGATGGAGTTTTCCGATACGGCAGATCTTGAGGGACAAGAAATGCCTGAACCAAATAAAATGCTTGAAGCCATACAAAAAGATGGTAAGGCTCTTGTGGCAGGTGAAATCTACAAAGCCACATGGCAGTGGCTGGATAAGCGTGGCTGCGCTGCGCTGGTTTCTCCACAGCTCCTTGAACGGTACGCTATGAGTGTTGCCAGGTGGATTCAATGTGAAGAAGCCATTACTGAATATGGCTTTCTTGCTAAGCACCCCACCACTGGAAACGCCATTCAAAGTCCTTATGTGTCCATGGGCCAAAACTACATGAACCAGACCAATCGTCTGTGGTTTGAGATATTCCAGATCGTGAAAGAAAACTGTACTGGCGATTACAAAGGAGCAAATCCTCAGGATGATGTGATGGAAAGACTTCTTTCTGCTCGTAGAGGTAAATAAAAACAGATTGGAGATAATGATATGAGTAAAAACTACAGAACCGCAGAAAGTGTCTGCAAGGGACATCCGGATAAGCTTTCTGATTTAATCGCGGACAGCATTTTGGATGCTTGCCTTCGCAGAGACAAAGCTTCACGCGTGGCCTGTGAGGTCATGGCTACTAAAGGTAAAATCATCGTGGCGGGCGAGATCACCTGCAGTGAAAAAATTAACATCCGCCTCATCGTAAAAAATGTGCTTCGTGAGGTGGGTTATAATCCCTGGAGATTTACAGTATTTGTGTTTGTACATCATCAAAGTGTAGATATCGCTGCTGGTGTAGATATAGCACTTGAAGCAAGAAACGGAATTATCGACCCATACGGTTCCATTGGTGCTGGTGATCAAGGCACTGTATATGGATATGCTACCAACGAAACCCGTGAACTGCTGCCTCTACCACTACTTCTATCTCATAGAATCGTAAAGCGCATTGATGAATGTCGAAAAGGAAAAATCATCAAGGGCATCCTGCCAGATGGCAAAGCACAAGTTACCGTTGAGTATGATGGGGATAAACCTATCCGCGTTAAGACTGTGGTAGTATCTGTTCAGCACAATGAAGACAAAATTCAAAAGCGGTTAGAATCAGATATCTTAAACAATGTGCTCTGGCAGTGCTTCGAGGATTTCCCACTAGATGATGACACGGAAATTCTCATCAATCCTTCAGGTAGCTTTGTTGAAGGTGGCCCTGCTGCTGATACCGGGCTGACTGGCAGAAAGATCATGGTGGACACCTATGGTGGTTTGGCTTCTCATGGTGGTGGAGCATTGTGCGGAAAGGACCCAACTAAGGTTGACCGAAGTGGTGCTTACATGGCCAGATATATTGCTAAGAATATTGTTTGGAGCGGGCTTGCTGATAAATGCGAGGTCGCTATTTCTTATGCCATCGGAAAAGCAAATCCAGTTTCAGTGAACGTGACATCCTTTGGTACAGAAAAAATCAGTGACGAACATTTAAGTGAACTGGTAAAAAAGATTTTTAACTTACGTCCAGCTGCTATCATTGAAAAGCTGCGACTAAGAAATGCAATCTACTCCGATACAGCAACCTACGGCCATTTCAACTCATCTCTCTTCCCTTGGGAGAATGTGGATTTCAATTTAAACTTAAGAAAGGTGGCGGAAAGATATGAAGATCGAAAAACTGAAAACTAAGCTCTTACTTCCCGCTGACTATAACCCGCGTAAAGATTTAAAACCTGGGGATGCGGAATACGATAAACTTAAACGCTCCATTGAGCAGTTTGGTTATGTTGAACCGGTCATCTGGAACAAGACAACTGGCAGAGTTGTTGGGGGCCACCAAAGATTAAAAATACTCATAGATTTAGGAATGACGGAAGTTGAGTGTGTGGTCATCGAAATGGATGAAGAGAAAGAAAAAGCGCTCAACATTGCCCTTAATAAAATCAGTGGCGACTGGGATAAGGATAAGCTAGCCCTACTTATCGCTGATCTACAAGGTGCTGACCTTGATGTATCTCTTACAGGTTTTGATCCCTCTGAATTGGATGATCTGTTTAAGGATTCCTTGAAAGATGGCATTCACGATGATGAGTTTGATGTGGATGCAGAGCTAGAAAAACCCGCCATGACAAAACTTGGTGACGTCTGGAAACTTGGACCACATAGATTGGTCTGCGGGGATTCAACTAAGCAAGAAACCTTCACGCTGCTTATGGACGGAAAGTTGGCAAATCTAGTGGTGACAGATCCCCCTTACAATGTGAACTATGAAGGCTCCGCTGGTAAAATTAAGAACGACAATATGGGTGATTCTGCTTTCTATGAATTCCTACTGGCTGCCTTTACCAATACTGAAGCTGTAATGGCACAGGACGCTTCTATATATGTATTTCATGCTGATAATCAAGGACTTAATTTTCGAAAAGCCTATTTTGATGCAGGATTTCATCTTTCAGGTACATGTATATGGAAAAAGCAATCACTTGTTCTGGGCTACGCACCTTATCAATGGCAACATGAGCCTGTACTCTTTGGATGGAAGAAGAAAGGTAAGCACAACTGGTACGCCGATAGAAAGCAAACGACTATCTGGGAATTTGAAAAACCTAAGAAGAATGGCTCCCATCCAACAATGAAACCTATTGCATTGATTACCCTACCTATTCTTAACTCAAGTCTCAGTAACTGCATTGTCCTCGATCCATTTGGCGGCTCCGGCAGTACGCTCATTGCCTGTGACCAGACCCAGCGAATCTGTCACACCATTGAGCTTGATGAGAAGTTTTGTGACGTTATAGTTGAAAGGTTCATTTCTAGCGTCGAATCAGCAGATGACGTTTACCTTATTCGTGATGGCAAAGAATACCGCTACAGTGACCTCCCTGAAAATAATTAACACAACTATCGAAAGATAGACTTGCTATTTACATCGCTTAGAGTGATATATGTAGTAAGCAAAAAACAAGGAGGTCAATACCATGAAAATCAATTACAACGTAACCGGTACCGAACGAAAAAGGTTGGTGAAGCTCATCAGCGAAATCACAGAAGCTCCCTCAAAATACCTGGGTGTTCCATCCTGTGCTTACAAGGTTGGACCATACCACATTGGAAAAGACGGTGAACTTACCTTTGACAGCGAAGTGGGTCAGGACGACATCAAGACGCTGATGAAAAAACTACAAGATGCAGGGCTTGAAGCTGAGGTGGATGAACAAGCTGCTGAGGAAGTGGAACCTGAGGAAACTAGACTCATCATCCAAATACCAAAAGACTCTCTTTCCGATGAAGCTTTTGAGAAGCTGACCAAACTGGTAGAAGCAAAAGGCAACCTCATTAAGAAAGCGCTGAATGTAGATGCCCTTCCCATTGAAGCCGATGAGGAACGCATTATCTTCCCTTGGTTTTCAAAGCTGCCAAATCCAGATGAGATAAAAGCCTACTCCCAGTTCATTACGAAGCTTTGTGAGATGGCGAAAACTCAAAAGAGAATCACCGTAAAAGAGAAAGAAGTCGACAATGAGAAATACGCATTCCGCTGCTTTCTTCTCCGCCTCGGATTTATTGGCGAAGAATTCAAAACCCATAGAAAGATTCTCCTTCAAAACCTTTCAGGCAGCAGTGCTTTCAAAGGAGGTGCTCCTAGTGAAACCGATCAGTAAAGAACGACTGGCCCACCTACGCAAGCAGTACCCCGCTGGTGCGAGGGTTCAACTCCTTCGGATGGATGATGTGCAAGCACCGCCAACGGGCACAAAAGGCACCGTGTGGGGCGTGGATGACACAGGCTCCATCATGGTTCAGTGGGACAACGGCAGCAGCTTGAATGTAGTTTACGGCATTGATTCCTGTAAGGTAATCGATGAAAAATCCAGGGAGGAGGCATAGCAATGAAGGCATTATTTGGTCGAAAGTTCTACAACCTTAAGGAACTAAAAGAAGCAACTGAAGAAGCAAAGGAAGATGGCGTCATTGGTTCTGATTACACTGTGATTCGAGAAGTGGAACTTAGTGATTCAGAGTTTAAAAAGTTCACCAGTGATTTTCTAGAGGATCAGCCATGGATCGAGAAGTCAGATGGCGGCACTAATGAAAAAGGTGAGCTTCGATGCATAAGGGTTATTAACAAAGACACTGGCGAAAAAATCCTCGCAAATCCTGAGGGCTACTCCTACTGCCGTTACTGTGCGATTGAAGATTAAACTGAGGGGCTTATAAACAAAATAACAACTCATATTGGAACAGGGCTGTATAGCTCTTTTCCTCGTTATAGAAGACCTTAGGGTCTATTTTTTATGTCTTTTTAAAGGAGGTGTCCGCATATCCGAAAACTAAAGAAGTATAAACCAACCTCTTACATGGC